GACATCGACTACAACCAGTACAAGTACCTGATCGAGACGCGCTTCTCGGGCGCGCTCGTGAAGATCCGGTCCGCGATCGTCGTCAAGAAGACCGCCGGCACCAACGTCCTGGTGACCCCGAACGAGCTGGCCTTCGACCCGGAGACCAACACGATCGATTACGTCGCTCAGACCGGTGTCATCTACTCGCTGACGCCGGGTGGTACGGCTCTGGCTGCCGACGTGGTCATCACCGAGGACACCGTGGTCTACGCGCGTCCGGACACCGGCTACTACTTCGCCAACAACATCGACGACGAGTGGCTGTACGAGTTCCAGGCCTGATTGTAGCTCTCGATGCGATTCCACGGTGAAGTTGGTTACGGCGAAACCGTGGAGACCTCGCCCGGCGTGTGGCAAGACACCATCACCGAGATCGCATATTTCGGTAGGGTTGTTCGAAATACACGCCGGGTGCAGGAGAGCGGAGAGAAGCTCAACATGGATCTCTCCGTGCAGAACTCCATCGAGATCGTCGCTGACGCGTATGCCAGCGAACATTTCTTTGCGATTCGGTATGTGAAGTGGGCGGGGGCGCGTTGGATCGTTGACGAGGTCACGGTTCAGCGCCCCCGTCTTCTTCTGAGGTTGGGAGGAGTTTACAATGGGCCGATCCCGGCTTGAGCTCCAGGAAGTACTTGAGGCGATTACGCCGAATGTATATTTTCAGCCTCCATCGAATCTTCAGATGGCGTATCCCTGTATCGTCTTCAAGAGAGACTTCGGGGATACCGAGTTCGCTGACAACCAGCCATATCGCTACACGAAGCGATACCAGGTGACCGTAATTGATCGTGATCCGGATAGCGATATTCGGGATAAGGTTGCCGCACTGCCTATGTGCACCGACAATCGGTTCTACACGGCAGACAATCTCAACCATGACGTCTTCAATCTCTATTTCTGAGGAGGAATAGTATGACCAGGCTTCTTTGGGACCAGGTCGGTGAGCGCCGTTACGAGAACGGTGTCAACCGGGGTGTCCTGTACCTGCGCGATGCAGTAAGCGGCGCATACGACGAGGGTTTCGCGTGGAACGGTCTGACCGCCGTCAACGAGACCCCTTCGGGCGCTGAGTCCAACAAGCAGTACGCCGACAACATGGCGTATCTCAACCTCAAGTCGGCCGAGGAATTCGGTGCGACCATCGAGGCCCTCACCTACCCCGACGAGTTCGCTCGTTGCGACGGTACGGCCGAGCCCGAGCCCGGTGTCTACATCGGTCAGCAGAAGCGTGAGACCTTTGGTTTCGCCTACCGCACCCTGATCGGCACGGATGTCGACGAGGAGGCCGGCTACAAGCTGCACCTCGTCTACGGCTGCGACGCAGCGCCGTCCGAGAAGAACTACAACACGGTCAACGACAGCCCGGAGGCCACGTCCTTCAGCTGGGAGCTCACCACCACTCCGGTGGAGGTCGGCACCATCGGCGGCACCGAGTACCGGCCGACGTCGATTCTGACCATCGATTCAACCAAGGTTTCGGCGGGTGATTTGGCTGCTCTGGAGGATCTCCTCTACGGCACTGGAGCCACCACCCCGCAGCTTCCCGATCCGGCCACGGTCGTTGCGCTCTTCGCGGGCACCCTCACCGAGGTGGAGACGCAGGCTCCGACCTACAACTCCACCACCGACATCGTCACGATTCCGGCAGTCACCGGCGTGGTCTACTCGGTCGACGGTGTGGAGGTTCCTTCGGGCGACTACGGTCCGATCACCGACGACGTCATCGTTACGGCTGTTCCGGCTCCGGGTTACAGCTTCACGGCGAACTCGGACGACGACTGGGTCATCAACTTCGCCTGATTCAAACCTTAGACAGGAGACCAGAGAATGCTCAGAATCACAGTTACCATGTCGGAATCGTTCGACGAGGAGAAGCAGGAGTTCCTCAGCGAGACCTTCGACTTGGAGCTGGAGCATTCTCTGGTCTCCGTGTCAAAATGGGAGTCGATTTGGGAAAAACCCTTCCTTGTTCAGGAAGACAAGACTCCCGAAGAAGTGTTCAGCTACATCGAATGCATGATTCTCAACCCAGATCCTCCTCCGGAGATTGTCTACAAACTTTCCGAGAGGGATCTCAAGGTCGTTCACGATCACATCGCATCCAAGGCGACCGCTACTTGGTTCAATGAACAGAAAGTTGCCGGAAGAAGTTCTGAGACTTTCACGTCGGAGCTCATATACTTTTGGATGTCAAGTTTCGCCATCCCGTTCGAGGCTGAGAACTGGCATCTCAGCCGCCTTCTTACGCTGATCAGGATCCACAACGTGAAGAACCAGAAGCCGAAGAAGATGAATCGAAACGAGATGGCGGCTCAGCGTCGAGCCGAGAACGAACGAAGGAAGAAGGCTCTAGGCACTACTGGGTAGGAAGGAGAAGAGATGGCAGCCCTCGTATGGGGCGAACGTCGATACGAGACAGGGCTGAGTCGCGGTGTTCTCTACCCGGAGACCGGTCCGGGGGTGGTCTGGAATGGACTTACCTCCGTCGATGAGACCTACGATAATCTCGTTATGGAGTCCTTTTACTTCGACGGAGTCAAAACTCTCGACTTCGCTCCTGGTAGAGATTTCAGAGCGATTCTCAGCGCGTACACGACCCCTCCAGAGTTCGGACCTTGCCTAGGGGAACGGTATCCGCGCCCCGGCTTTGCGGTAACGCGACAACAAAGGCAGACTTTCGGTCTATCCTATCGTACGAATGTGAGTGAAGACGGGTATAAGATTCACCTGATCTACAACGCACTAGCTGCGCCGGACAACCGAGTATATTCCACGTTGAGCGCCGGTTCGTCAGCACCCGAGCGCCGGTGGACTATCGACTCTGTTCCTCGACGAGGGGAAAACTATCGTCCGACCTCTCACTTTGTCATAGACACAACCAGGGGCAACCCCGACATGATCTCGGATGTGGAGCGAAAGCTTTACGGGATGGATGACGCTGACCCCTATCTCCCAGACCCCGAGTATATTCTCGAGGTTCTCGGAAACTTCATCACTGATCCGATTACTGAGCCGCTTTAAGGAGGCGACTGATGGCACTGCTACCTGAGGTGACTGATGGCGATCCTCACGTCGACGCACACAACGACGAGCGCGAAGAGATCAACTACAGGGTTGACATTCGATTGGTGAACGCCAAGGGCGATATTCTGATTGGAAGCACCGACAATGCGCTCGGTCGTCTTCCCATTGGGACCAACGGACAGGTTCTAACCGCGGATTCTACCCAATCCCTCGGCGTGAAGTGGGCTACGCCGTCGGGTGGGGGTGGCGGCGGAGGAACTGTCAACTCCGTTAACAGCATTGAACCGGACGGCGCCGGTAACGTGGAACTTACGGCTGCTGATGTGGATGCGGCCCCATCTTCTAGCGTGAACGATAAGGTTGTCTGCTGGCCCACTGGATCTGAGCCGTCGTTTGCTGGAGAGCCTGACGGAACTCTCTGGATCGAGTACACGCCGTGAGCGTATCCGTAGTTGAGGTTCAGCGCAGCGTCTCACAGTCAGACGCATCCGAATCCCTGACCTTCGCCACGACACCGATCGCGGGCGATGTGGCGATCGTCTGCATTAACATGCCTTCTGGCATTCGAACCACCCAGTCGGTCGCGGGTCTGGGTGGCACCTGGACCCAGGTTACTGCTCCCGCTTCATCGTCGGGGAGGCAGGAATATTGGGTAGGCACTGGGATCAACGCATCCGGAAACATCACCGTCACTCTGACTTCATCCGGCACTTGGCAGTTCGAGGGTTATTTAGTCCGTGGCTTGACTAACCCTACGGCTGTCGAATATCTGGCTGACACAACCGCTAGTTCCGGGACTCGAACTTCTTCGATCAACGCCCGCAAGGGACAGTTTGTGTTGGAGAACGTGGCGGTCAACACATCGACGTTGACGAACGCTACGACGGTCTACCCGTCGTCTGACTGGACGAATCTTTCAGTTATTGGTTCTGCTGGCAGCAATCAGTACGCGGCTTCCTACCGTTCGCCGACCGAGGAAGAGACCATCACTCATGCGGTCCAGACCTCGTCGGCTGGATCTTCTACTCGATCGGCAACCACCATC